TGGATACGCCATTATCCAGTTCCAAAGTAACGTGTTCCGGCTCTTCATATTTAACTCCTGCAGATGTTAGTAATCCTTTGAAGACAGCTTCAACGATGTCTCCAAGCATCATGTTCATTATGAATGTTGTTGGGAATGGTAATGCTACATCTGGTTTATTCTTATCATACCAGAGTTGGCAAGTGGGGCGACCCACATTGGACATTCTTAATCTAAAGTCGCCCCGCTTTTTACCACTGCCAAACTGTCTCTTCATAGCATCAGCAACGTCATCAGCCACCTGTTGTATGGTGGCATCTGACATTTCGGTTTCACCTTTTACAGCGTCTTCCATGTACTGATGTAGTGCAAGTTCAGCAGGATGATGCATTACGCTACTGCCTCTTCATCAACTTCAATATCAATGAAGTCATCAACAACATCCATATCTTCGTCTGACATCTGCTCAGTAGCTTTCTCTGTCCACTGGTTCATTATGTAGTTGTTGTAATTATCAACCCATGACATGAAGTCAGCAAACAAAGTCTGGTCACTGTCTGTTAACTTAACAGTCTTAGTGACATCAAGAGATGCTACAGGTACGTAGTACTTTGCCCCTGTAGGAATGGTGCGTACATCCGTATTAGCAGTAATGATGTGCTGGATAGGAAGACGTTGCATCTTAGCCAGTTGCACAAAGCTATTACCAATCTCTTTAAATGCTTCACGATTATCAATCTCCCAAATGAATGATGATGTAACAGCATCTACTGATTCACCTTTATCATTAGTTGGATTAATCATCTCAACTTCACCGAAGACAGCACGTACACGTTTAATAGACTTGAGTACGTCTTGTGTATCTTTAGGTAATGCTGCCCAATCCTTGATGTAACCTGCTGGCTTACCGCAGTTAAAACCACCAGCATTATCCTTCAAGTCAATGTCAAGTGTATCAGCCATGATACTCTTAACATACCTGCCGGGATTCTTTGCGTCACCTTGAATGAAACGCTTATGCATGAACCGTTGCATGAATGGACGCATCTTAATGCTTGTAGCAAAGATAGGTTCTTTATCTGGAATCTCCAGCTTATAGTTACCCCCTTCTACTACTTCAATGTTCATGCGTTTACCATTCACATCTGCTTCACCCATAATAGGTGCATGACTAATCTTTAGGCGAGGTAATGTGCCGCTACTAGAAGATGTCTTCTCGTTAGCGATGCCCATTGCTTTAGCCATACTTGCATAGTCATCGGTATTAATTGTAGTCAACTGTGTCATATTGATACTCCTTCCAATTTAGTTAATGAGATATAGTTATATCACGCTACATCTTTTACGTCAAGCCAATTCGGGCCTATTTTTGCCTCTAATAGTAGTGGTACATTGAAGTCTACACCCCAACGTAACGCTATAAGTTCATTCAATACATCATTAGTACTCTCTATGATATTGATTACATCAGCTTCTTCATCTGGATGCACGTCAATAACAATACTGTCGTGTACTGAATTTACTATACATGATTTCATACCCTTTAGCAACTTATCTATGTGTAATAATGACACAGGAACAATATCTGCTGTAGCAAATGATTGCACAGGGTAATTCTTAATTTGTGTAAAGTAAGACACTCTACCACTAGCATTACGAACTACATCAGGAAAGGAAAACTCCCTGCCACTTGGTGTAGTTATCTTACGTGTTTCTATAGCTTCTTTAGCCAGTCGGGAGTGCCAAGCGGCAACCCCCTTGTACTTTTCTGTGAAATGTTCATAGTATGCTGCTTCCGCTTTTGTTCTGCCATATCCTGTTGCGCCGTAGAGTGGAGCAAACGTATGCGCCTTCGCATCCTGTCTACTCGTAGGCTGACCAGCATCACTAATAACTTTAGCGGTATATGAGTGTACATCAAATCCATTACATACTTCTTCAATAGCAACTCCATCCTGTGATAAAAATGCGGCGGCGCGAAACTCAAGCTGTGCCATATCAGCTTCCATTATCTTACCACCATCGAATCGTGACACAAATACTTTCTTAACAGGAAACGTGCCGCCACGAGGCATGTTCTGCATATTAGGATTAGCACCTGACAGACGACCTGTCGATGTGCGGTGTTGTAGTAGGCTTACGTGCAGTACATCATCTGTCTTAGTATAGTTAGCTATACCATCAACGAATGATGAGAGATAGGTATCAACTGCACTTAGTCTGCGTACCTTAGATAAGAAGTCTACTGCACTATCCATACCCTTAGACTTAGCACCAGCCTCTAACAGTTGTAAGTTTCCCTTGCTTGTACTGAAACCATTAGCACTAGCCCATTTAGCTGTAGGTGGCTTGAACTTAAAGCCAGCATAAGTAGATGTAGGATTGAATAGATACCCAGCACCACCGCATGTAGGACACTTACTAGACTTAGCAAACGGCTCACCATTTATCTTTGTCTTACGTATGTGACCACTACCTCTACACTCGCTACATTGTATAGCTTCTGTTTTGTACAGCCTTTCTGTATTACCTGCAATAAGACTGCGGAAGTCTGCATCGTCCATGTATGGGTCAATCTGACTAGCCCAATACTGCTTGTCGATAACTTTACGACCATATATAACCCAAGATAATTGCTCTGGGCTATTGAGGTTGATAGGTGTATCACCCATTATATAACGTACATGAACTTGAAGCTCATCAAGTAACTGACGTTTCTCTTCTTCAAACTCCTGACGCACAGCATCTAGTGCCTTTCTATCTACCTTGATACCACGTTGATATATACGTGCTAGGCAAACAGCTACTTCATTAGTCAGTATAACTGTAGGCATCAGTGATGCATCGTCTTCTTTATTAAGCCTGTATATAAGTTTATCACACAACTGCTGAGTAGCATGAATATCGGCACTAAGGTACATACATAATTCATCGTGTGGTATTGTACGTGTACTATACCCTTTCTTATAATACTCCTTGAGTGTACTCTGCTTCTTAGTATCTAACTCATACCGTTCAGCACAAGCCTCAAGGGATAAAGGTTCCTTGATACCACGTTGCAACACATACTCACCAAGCATTGTATCAAAGACAGGACCATCATATTTGAAGCCTGACTCCCATACCCACATAAGGTCATATGCTGCATTGTGTGCAATGAGTATAGTAGCTTTGTCTAATGCATCCTGCACTATTTTGTACCCATCGGGTGTAGCTTCCACATCATTGTGGTCAAAGGTAACAATAGTTTCTTCACCTGTATCTGTAAGAAGACCAACCATAGTAAGTGAATTGTCTGGCTCAAAAGGGTCAAGGTGTAACTTACCGTTACGCTCTGTTGTTGTATTCTCTACATCAAGTGTTAGCTTCATACTGTGTACCTCGCTGTTTGATATTCAAGATTACAATGTACACTACCGTGCCACCCTGTCAATTTATTCTTAACGATATTTAGGTGACGCTGTACATCTTCTTCATCCTGCCCTTGTACTGGTGGATTCTTAGCAATAAGAACCATAAGGTCAGCTTCAGCCGCCTTACCAGTACGACTACCTTCCATCATGCTTTGATTAAGAATAATCTTACCTTCTGCATCTGCAGATAGCTGAGACATATAGAAGACAGCACACTCATGCTCTTTAGCAATTTGTCTAGCATGAATGGCATTAGCTTTTAATGCCTCATCAGGGCGAGAGAAACCAGCAGACTTAGCAAACTTATCACCCATGTCTAATAATATAATGTCTGGCTTGTATGCCTTACATACAGACTCTACCCAATTCATATCACGACCTGTCGCATCCTTAATCTTAATACGTTCTTTAACAGGTGCATACAACTCACGTGCCTTTGTAGGATTCTTCTTAACCTCTTGCATAGTCATACCAGTAGCCGCTGTAAGATATCTGGCACCTACACGGTGGTAGCCTTCCTCATTACAAAGGATGATGCAGTTAGCACCTTGATGTGCAAACCCACCCGGCGCAGCAATCAATGACGCATGGAAGGATGTCTTACCTGTATTAGGTCTAGCACCTACTTCAATCAAGTGACCTGCATTAACACCTTCAACCTTACGTGTGAGGCTGGCTATGTTAAACGTCCAACGTGCCTCAAGGTCATTACGAGCAAGCAGTGTTTCAATGTCTATGTCATCCCACTCAATATTTAAGTTAGGTGTAAAGTCATCACCATACTGCTCAAGTATATTGCGTATGTCATTAAGTGAGTTAGCTGTACCATTGACCATATCAAAGCCAAGGTTAGCAACGTCTTCACCAATCACCTGCTGAAATAGTTTAGACAACACCTCTTGTGCAATGTCTGCACCCATAGGCTGTTCCTTCTTAACTAAACGGAACAGAGATGCATAGGCTTCCTTCTGTGCTGTAGTCAGTGTTGGGTTGTTAGACATGAACAATGCTTCAATCTCATCAGGTGTAACTGTACGCCCATATAACTGCATTGCTTTGTCTAATACCTGCTTAATCTTTCTTACTTCTGGATTAAACAAGCGGTCAGGACACTTAGCACCACGATGTTCATCGTAAAACTCCTTGTCCATCAAACTTCTAATTAGTGATAATTCCATATAAATTCTCCATATCTTCAGGGTTACGATATTTAAAGTCATCTTTTAATCTTAGGACACGAACATCGTTCACGTATCCTTTTAATTGTTTTGCCATCTGTATTGTCTTCGGTAACGCATCGGGGTCTAATGCAATTACTGCTGTTGAGAACTGTGAGAGATACCCTTTATGCGAATCAGATAACGATGTACCCAATAGCGCAACCCCGACAAAGGAACCGAAACCAACAACGGCTGCACTCACACAGTCCTCAACAACAACAGCGACACTACCATGTCCTGATACGTATGGCAAGCTATTATTACCATACCGCTTCCATTTAGGTATTCTCTTACCCAATGAACGACCAGTAGCATCAACAATCTTTCCATCATGTACAACAGGAAACACAACTCTGTGTTCCTTAACATCATACATCAGAGACAGGTTGTCAGCATCAATGTCCCACTCAGCACACCATTCAATAACTTCTGGCTTGTCTCTATGGGGTACGATGTAGGTAGGTAGCACAAAGTCATCTAAGGCTCCCCGTGATGCTCCTACAAGGCTCTTACGAATATCATCTGATGTAAGTCTCACCCTAGTGCCACCACCTACAGTACAAGATACTTTATAACAGTTCCACATAAGATTACCCATATTATTAGTAATACTAAATGTATTCTTACCATTACAAACAGGACAGTTAGTTCTTTTAGTGTGTCCATTAGGAATGTCATAGTCACTAGGGTTTATCATATATATGTTCCTTTATGTATATTATATATATATTATAATAGTTATATATATATAGTTCGTTGCGGCATTTGAGTGCTTATATCATGCTTTTCTACGTGTCGTCAATGCTAATTCTGCACTTTTTAAAGTATTTTTCATATATGGTTTTACACTTGCCGGGTTAGCGTGTCCTGTAACCGACATAATTTGCCCCATACCGACACCTGCCTCAACCATTTCCGTAACACCAGTACGGCGCAGGTCAGATAAGCGTAGTTCTTTTGATAGCCCCGCAGCATCCATCAACTTACGACCATACTTAGGTAACTTAGTTAAAGAGTAGGGTGAATAAACACCCTTGATAGGATAAGGTCTTGGAGCAACGTATTGTTGGAATCCAAAGTCTTCATGTTGCTGTTTAATCATATCAAACAAATCATCTTCTATAGGTAGGTGTACATCTGCATGACGCTTAGACTGCTCAATCTCTACCGTCTGTGT